GGAGCGAGTGTAGTAATAGAAATGGCCTTGGGCCGTCCGGTAGATATCGCGGTAAACCATGATCCAGAAGCAATCCGGATGCACAAAGTCAATCATCCGGATACACTGCACCTGACAGAGGATATCTTTAAGGCGGATCTGAAGGGCATTGTAAAAGGGCGCAAAGTGAGCCTGATGTGGGCTTCCCCTGACTGTACATCACACAGTAAGGCAAAAGGCGGACAGCCCCGTCTGAGCGGGCTTAGAATTCTTCCCTGGGCAGTATTTAAACATGCCAAGGAAATCAGGCCAGAAGTAATCATCATGGAGAATGTGGAAGAAATCCAGCAGTGGGGACCTCTGGACGAAAAAGGCTACATCATTCCGGAAAGAAAGGGAGAGGACTACAAACGGTTTATCACAGCCATGTGTTCCCTGGGATACCGGTTTGACAGCCGGGAGCTGATAGCGGCAGATTACGGCGCGCCCACTACCAGGAAACGCTGGTACGCAATTTTTCGGAGAGACGAAAAGGAAATTGTATGGCCGGAGAAGACCAGAGCAAGAGATAACTGGGAGCCATGCGGAAAATATATCGACTGGTCAGACATTGGCAAATCAATATTCGACCGGAAAAAACCGCTGGCAGCAGCCACACAGAAACGGATTGCAAACGGGATCCGGAAATACATCCTGGAAAACGAACCATATATCGTGCAGGATGACAGAGCAGTTGCTTTTCTCATTCAGTACCACGGAGAGCAAAAGGCCGGAGAATCCAGAGGTCAGCTCCTGTCAGAACCGATAAAGACTATTGACACCTCGAACCGGTACGGACTGGTGACAGCATTTATCACAAAATATTATAAATCCGGAATCGGACAGGGGTGCGAGGAGCCAATTCACACCATTACGACATCGCCGGGACACTTCGGGCTGGTATCCGCGTTTTTGATTAAATATTACGGGTCTGGCGGAGGTCAGACAGTAGACAGACCGCTGGATACCATTACCACCAAAGACCGGTTCGGCCTGGTAAATGTGGCTATCAACATAAAGGGAGAGAAGTACGCCATAGCTGATATCTTTCTCCGGATGCTGAAACCGGAAGAACTGAAGCTGATGCAGGGATTCCCAGAAGACTATATCATCAATCGGGACATTGAGGGGAAACCGTACCCCATCAAGGAGCAGGTGGCCAGAATCGGAAACAGTGTTGTCCCAACAATGGCGGAAGCGTTAGTAAAAGCAAATTGCGGATATTTAAAAGTAGGAGAGAGGATTCCAAACCTGATTATCAATGACAGTGAAAATCAATTGCGGTTTGCATAGGAGAGAAAATGGAACATGAATTAAAAATTTATCCCCAATATTTTGAAGACGTAATTTCGGGCAAAAAGAAATTTGAAATCAGAAAAAATGATAGGAAATATCGCGTTGGAGACATCCTGATTCTGAAGGAATGGGATAACATTAAATATTCCGGCAGAGAGGCCAGAGCAGAAGTGATTTATCTAATCGATGATAAATTCGTCGGGATTCAGCCGGGATATGTTGTTATGGGAATCAGTTTGATACGTTGACAATCCGCAGAAGGGAGAATCATATGGGACGATTAACAGAAATAGATAAATACGGGAACTGGGGCCTAAAAAGAATTCAGTGGGAGAATTTGCTCATAGGAGTACCAATCACACGGGAAACCTATGAGGCACTATATGGGGCGCTGTGCAAGCTGAGAGACTACGAAGACACGGGCCTGAGTCCGGCGGAGGTGGAAGAGCTTCGCCGGCAGCAGGATAGTCACCACTGGATTCCTGTAGAGGAACGGTTGCCAGGAGAAGAGATGCTCGTTTGGGTAACAGTAAAACACTCGAGTTGGATTTCAGACTATGGCTCTGACTTTATCCCAAAAGAGGAATGGGGATATCATCCAGAAAGTAGTGGCACATATAAGGGGAAATATGAAGAGGGGCTCTGGTGGTATGAGGATGAAGTAAACGAATGGATACGCTGCGATAGGGAACCAAACGAAGCAAGAGACCCTGGAGTTGTATATGACACAGTGACAGCCTGGCAGCCGCTGCCGGAGCCGTACAAAGGAGACCAAAATGAAACCTGATTTATATCACAATGCCAGCGGCGTGCGGGATCCGGTGGCTGCCAAAGCCATCCGGGAGGCAGACCGCTAGCCAGATAATGTGGAGAACGCCATCCGGAGAATGAAAACCATAGCAGGATGGCATGACTGCGAGGTGGTTGGCCGGATTGTGTTAAGAGATAAAAAAACGGGGAGGGTATGGCCATGACGGAGAGAAAAAAGGAACTGCCATCAATCAGCCTGGAACAATTTATTGACTTCGTGGAGCAGTGCCAGGAAGCTTACCGGTTATCCTATTCTTCTGTGGGGGATGAGGATAAGAGCCTTCAGGATTATCTTCATGCGCTGGAATTTACGGACAATAAATACGATATGCACAATGAGGCCCTGAAGCTGTGGCAGAGCCGGAAAGCCAGGCGCCGGCATAAGGACATCATGCTGTTAAACAAAGAGATTGCCGAGTATTTCGCAGATGGTGCTGGCAAGAAGTTTTTGAATGAGCTTCGCCAGCTTCTGGGAAGACAGAGGAAGCAGGAACAATATGTAGAGGGGCAGAGGGCATACCACAGGCGGATGCCGGATAAAGATTAAAAGGCAGGGAGGTGACGCCATTGGACAAACAGATATTAGAGCAGTACATAGATGCCTGTGAGCTGGTCGAAGACACCGAAGAGGAGATCCGAAAGCTGAGGAAGCGCCGCAGCCAGATACAGCAGGACAGCGTGAAAGGTTCCTCTCATGAGTTCCCGTACACGCTTCAGACCTACCACCTGGAAGGGCTGGGGTATGCGGCAGTCAAAGACCCGGATGAGCTGGAACGGAGGGAGAAGCTGCTGGAGGAACGGATCCGCAGGGCAGAGCAGATTAAAGAGCAGGTGGAAGTTTGGCTTCTGACCATATCGCCCAGGATGCAGCGGATTATCCGGTATAAGTTTTTTGAGGAAATGACATGGGGGCAGGTGGCTATCCGGATGGGACGGAAGGCGACAGCGGATGGTATTAGAAAAGAATTTGAAGCTTTTATGAAAGCTTCCTAAAGTTTTTCCGTTTTTTCCTGTTTTTCCGTTTTGAAAATGTTATAGTGTACCATGAAGCCAAAGGCATTCGGCTGGCGGCTTCTGTACCCCCTTTTATTTGCATAGATGCCGGGGAGACCCGGCGATACAGCAGGATAGAGCAGTCTGGAAGCTCACCGGGCCCATAACTCGGAAGTCGAGGGTTCGAATCCTTCTCCTGCAAGCCATAATAGTTTTTCTCCTATTTTTTCCACCCGGTCATGTGCTGGGTGGTTTTTTGCGTTATACACAAGATGTTGATAAAAATGTGGATAAAACACTAGATAAAGTGTAATAAATGCTTGACATATGGTAAACCCTATGATATAATACATAATGTAAGGAGGTGATAAAAGATGGCGAAGGGCAGTAGCCGAAGAAAAAGAAAAAGCCCAGTCAACTGGACTGAAGTAGCGGTTCAATTCCTGACAGGGCTTATAACTGGGATTATCATTCTGATAATCGACAAGCTGTGGAAATAACACAGCAGGGGAGGAGAAATCCTCCCCGTATCAAAAGTATAGCATAAATCGCCATCTTTAACAATTGAGAATTGCCATAATCGTAGTAATTGCGGTGACGGCCGGTTTTATCGGCCGTAGCATTTACAGAAGAATGAGGAGGGACAAAGATGCCAAAAGGTAGCCCAAACCCTCAGACAATCGCAAGCCAGAAGTATCAGCAGAAGGCTGGCTACATGACAAAGGGATTTAAAATCAAGCGGGAAGTAGCAGAACGCTTTGAGAGGGCCTGCGAGGCGGCAGGAGTCAGCCAGGCCGCTCAAATCACAGAGCTGATGCTTTCCTTTGCAAAGGAGCAGGAAGAAAAGAATACGAAGTAAGGAGAGAGCGCCTAAGGGGGCGCTCTTTTCCTTTGCCCTGAGCGTTGGATGGGAGTAGGTACTACTCACCCCCTACCCCCTATGCGGGTCCGGGGAAAGCGCGGTATTTTTGACTTTATGAGAAAAAAATTGATGGCATTTCCTTCCGCTTTTGGGAGACTGCTGGGGAGGTGGGCAAACGATGGTAGTAAATCAAAAACAGCTGGCGGAATGCCTGGGACTCAGCTCCAGAAGAGTCCGTGGATTAAGGGAAGAAGGGCTTTTCAAGCTGACGCAGGAAGGCAGAGGCTACAATCTGGAAAAGAGCATTCAGGAGTACATTGAGTACAAAGTGAATGCGGAAACGGGCCGACGTGCCTCAATCTCAAAAGCGGAAGTGCAGGCGCAGCATGAGGAAGTAAAAAAACAGATTTCTCTTCTGAAGCTCAGACGCCTTCGCAGAGAGCTTCATGAGGCTGCCGATGTGGAGGCTTTTCTATCTGACATGTTGATTCGATTTAAAAACCGGCTGCTTTCTGTGCCTGCTAAGCTGGCTATGCAGGTGGCTGGTGAAGAGGACATCAACCAAATTATTCAGATCATTAAAAAAGAGCTTCTTTCTGCGCTGGAAGAATTGTCAGAATACGATCCAGATGAAATTGACGGTCAACAGACACTGGAAGGAGAGGAGCTGGAAGAAGAGGAGGATGAGGAAGAGTGACACGTCGGGAAAAAGCCAGAAGAAAAACGCGCCGGCTTTTCCAAAGAGTAATCAGCGCTGCCCTCTCCATTCAGGAGGAGTTAAAAGTCAGTGAATGGGCGGAAAAATACCGCGTTTTGGATGAAAGCAGTAATTTATCCGGAAAGTGGTCTAATGATGTAACGCCGTACCTGGTGGAGATCATGAATACCTTAAATGAGCCGCATATCAGAGAAGTTTATCTCTGCAAGGGTTCCCAGCTGGGAGGCACAGAAGTCCTGATCAATATGCTGGGATATCTCATTACAGAGGAACCTGGCCCGACGATGATCGTCTATCCTTCGGATGATTTGGCTAAAGACATCTCAAATGACAAACTGAAACCAGCCTTTCGCCTGGTTCCGAAGATTAAAAAGCAGTTTTACGAGAATGCCTCCAAGGAGCTCCGCCTGAAATTCAAAAATATGACGGTGTATCTGCGAGGAGCCGGCTCTCCCTCCAAGCTGGCATCAAAAGCAATCAAATATCTGTTCTTTGACGAAATTGACAAGATGGGAGGCGCATCAAAGAAAGAGGCATCTCCCTACAATCTTGCCATGGAGCGTATTAAAACATTCAAGAGTCAGAGCAAGGTGTATGCCTGTTCTACTCCGACGCTTAAGACGAACTATATTTGGTCTCTGCATGACAGCGCAGATGAGGTAAAAGAATATTTTGTTCCCTGTCCTCACTGCGGGGAAATGCAGCAGCTTCTTTTTAAGCAGATTTTATTTTGTAAGGATGATGAGGAGAAAATGTCGCCCTATGAGAGAGCACAGACAGCTAAGTATATTTGCCCGGCGTGCGGTTGCGAGATTCTTGATAAGGACAAGCCGAAGATGCTTCGAGAGGGAGAATGGCGGGCAGTCAAAAAGAGGGGAGTTGGCAGACCTAAGACGGTCGGATATCATATCAGCTCCCTGTACAGTGTGTTCGTCACCTGGGCGGAAGCGGCTGAAGAACATTTGAAATCTTATAAAGATCCAGATATGCTTCAAAACTTTGTCAACAGCTGGCTGGCGGAACCATGGGAAGATACGAAACTCAAGACGACGGCGGATCTGGTGAAGGAACGCCAGACGGAGCTCCCGGAGTTTGAAGTACCTGACTGGGCCATTGAGCTGACAGGGGGAATTGACGTGCAGGAGACTTGTATTTATTGGGTCATACGTGCATGGGGAGAACACTGGACCAGCCAGCTGATTGCCAGAGGGCAGGAAACAAATCTCTGGAACGCCGACAACATTATGAATCTCTACTACGAAAAAAAGAATGGTGAGAAGCTGACTCCCTCTCTTGTTCTGGTCGACTCTGGAGATCAAACGGATATGGTATATGATTTCTGTGCTGATACCATGGATTACACGCTTCCATGTAAGGGATCCAGTAAAAGGCTGGAGACGGATTACAAATACAGTGTAATCAATAAGGCTGGTTCAAAGGCAGCCGGTATTAACCTGGTTATCGTAGATACCGGGAAGTACAAGGATCGAATTGCTTCCAGGATGCGCAGGAACAATGGAACCGGTTCCTGGATGGTATTTCAAGGGATTGATGAAGAATATGCCAACCAAGTGACAGCAGAGCACAAGATTAATGAACGGCAGGTAAATGGAGCAGTCACACAAAAGTGGGTGCCTAAGACAACCCATACAGATAATCACTATCTGGATGCAGAGGTGTATGCAATGGCAGCAGCAGACATTCGCGGCGCCAGAATCTGGCATCAAGAGCGGTATGTACCGCCTAAGAAAAAAACAGCGGAGATACCGAAAGAAGAACAGTGGATCCGTGACAATGAATTAGAAGGGTGGTAAAGGAATGGAAGGAAAAGAAAGAATAGAACATGAATCCAATCAAACGCCAGAAGCAGTAGAGAAGCCTTATTCCAGCCCAAGCCAGCAGCTGCAGATCTTAAATGAGGCCATTTATAACATTATGGTAGGCGGACAGGCCTATAAGATCGGAACGCGTTCTCTTACCAGGGCAGATTTATCGACGCTGATCGCTGAAAGAAACCGTCTGGAAGCCCAGGAGGCCCAGGAAAGTGGATTCCTCTACGGCGCATATGCAGCTGATTTTGGATACGATAACAGGAGGTAGCATGAAGCAGACAGTGATAGACCGGATTATCGGAATCATCAGCCCAAAAGCCGGTGTTGAGAGGATACGGTGGCGGAAGTATTACGAAGAGCAGCGTGGAAATTATGACGCCAGCGATTCGGGAAGGCTTCAGTCCCGGTGGAATACGCAGAACCAATCTGCAGAGCTGACAGACCGCTTTGAGAGAGATGTCATCCGGGCGAGAACCAGGGACCTGGAACGTAACTCCGATATTTTAAACTCAGTTATCCGTGCCTTTCGCAGGAACGTGATAGGCGGAGGGCTTCAGATTCGCGTAACAACAGAGCAGGCAGACCGGAATAAGATTCTGGAAGTTGCCTGGAAACGATGGTGCGAAAAAGAAAACTGCGATGTCACAGGTACTCAGAGCTTTACCCAGATTGTCCGGATGCTGATTCAAAGAAAAATTGTTGACGGCGGGATTTTGATTATCAAGAGATATACTTCGCAGGGATATCTGCCGTTTCAGCTGCAGATCCTGGAGGTGGATGAGCTTGACGCCACTCAAATTCAGCCGAAAGAAAAAGGCAATAAGGTAGTTGGAGGAATTGAGTACAACCGCTGGAACCGCCCGGTGGGATACTGGATTACGCAGTATGAAATTGACGGATACACGCGGATGAAACCTGTGTACGTTCCGGCCAAGGATGTGATCTTCTATTATGCCAAGCGCCGACCTTCTCAGATTCGGGAAATGACGGATCTGGCCCCTACTGTAACCAGAATTAAAGATATGAATGAGTTTATCTCAGCTGTAACGATTAAGGAAAAGATAGCTGCCTGCCTGGCAATTCTGGTTAAACGTATAAACAATTTAGCGTCAAACCGCGGAAGGGATGGAAAGCCGCAAAGTGAAATCAGCTATGAGGGAAAGCGAATTGTCCCAGGCATGATTTTGGAAATGAATCCAGGAGACGATGCGCAGACGGTTACACCGCCAGGACAGGGCTCTGATGCTGCCACATTTCTGAAAGCGGAGCAGCGATTGATTTCTTCGGCATCTGGACTGTCCTATGAGGCTACAGCAAGGGATATGTCCGAAACCAACTATTCCAGCGCACGCCAGAGCGGAATAGAGGACGATCTGACCTATGACGAAGAAAAGGAGCTTCTGTTCCAGGTATTGGATGAAATCTATGAAACCTTTGTGATATCCTGCTGGCTGAAAGGGATTATCTCTGGAAATGATTTCTGGAATAATATTAGAGATTATACAGCCCATGAATGGGTTGTTAAGCCTAAACGCTGGATCGATCCGGCGAAAGAAGCGAATGCTAATGCAACAATGTTAAAAACGGGGCAGAAAACATTCCAGCAGATCTGCGCAGAAGCCGGGCGGGACTGGAAACAGGTCATTGACGAGATGGATGAGGCAAACCGGTACGCTGCTGAAAAGAACATTGACCTGGCTGCCATGCTGGCGGGAGGGCCAGGCACTCAGGAGCCAGAAGAAGAGGAGGGAAAGAAGAATGGAACGAAAACCGATGCATAAAAATCCAGGCGGAGAAAATGATTTTTGCCCGACGAGATTTATGAATGCTAATATCCGAGCCTCAGGAGAGAGTGGAAACGAGAGGCAGTTTGAACTGTCTTTTTCGTCAGAAGAGCCATATTCCAGGTGGTACGGAGTGGAAATCCTGGATCACTCCGGAGGATGCATGGATCTGAGCAGACTTCAGAGTATAGGAGTCGTTTTGTTTAATCATAAAAGGGATCAGGTCATCGGAAAGGTCGTAAAAGCCTGGAACGAAGACAACCGTGGAAAAGCAATCATTGAGTTTGATGATGACGACGAAGCGGAAAAGATCCGGAAGAAAGTAGATGGAAAAACCCTGAAGGGAGTATCCGTTGGTTATAGTGTAGATGCCTGGGAAGAAGTGGCAGCAGGAAAGAAATCCAGTGATGGCAGGTTTACCGGACCCTGCTATATTGCAAAAAAGTGGACGCCTCTGGAAATCAGTATTGTGTCCGTACCTGCAGATGCAACAGTAGGGGTAGGGCGTACCTATGACGGACCGGAAATTTCTCCAGCAGTACAGCCAGCGGAACTGTCTGTTCTGGAACGAATAGTCCAGGCGAACGAAAATCTAATGAAGGCACAGAGAAAATAATTACAGAGAAAAAAGGAAGTTAAGGTTCAGCAAAAGGCTGGGCCTTTTTTGATACCAGAAATTAGAAAGAGAGGACAGATGATGAGACTAAAGCTTGTGAAACAAAGCGAATTTTTAGGAACCATGTGTGATTTCTATGTAGATGAAGAAGACAATATTTACATGAGCAGAACCCAGATTGGTTATGCATTGCAGTATAAGCAACCACAGCATTCGATTTTGGTGATGCACCAGAGACACAGAGATCGATTGGATAGATTTTCTATTGAAATATCGGGGTCTCAATTTGTGACCCCGATATATAAAAATAAAAATACAGACAAAGTCTTTATGTATTCTGAGAGAGGGATTTATGAAATTTGCCGTTGGTCGAATCAAAAAGTTGCGGATGAGTTTAATGATTGGGTATATGAAACTATTCAATCAATTAAAAGGAACGGTTATTACATAGTTTCTGAAAAGGACAGCAGATGGCTGGGGATTCGTGAAGAATCTAAGAAAGCCAGGAAATATGAAACAGACCAGATAAAACTCTTTGTTCAATATGCAAAAGCACAGGGCAGTAAGAATGCAGAACGGTATTATATGGTCTTTACAAAATTAATCAATGAAAAGGTAGGGCTTCATGGAAACCAGCGCGACACTATTCCGCAGGAAACTTTGCTGGAGCTGAAATCATTGGAAACGCTGCTGAAGATGCGCATTCGAAAGCTCATGGAACGGGATATGCCCTATAAGGAAATATACCAAGACATAAAGATGCTGGTGGAAGAATTTTAAAGAGAAAGGCAGGTAAAACACATGGAAAATTTAGAACAGGCTATGAGAGAAGCCGCCGCAGCACTGACAGGTCAGGCAGTTGAAACAATTCCATCCGGCCCGTTAGAGGAAATCTGCACATTTATTGCAGAGCATTACCAGGCTCCAAAAAATGTACCGTTTGTACAAGTATCAGCTCCAGCTGATGCAGCAGGAGAAACTCCCACGAAGGAGGAATTTAATAATTTAATCAAGAAGCTGAAGGATGCCAAGGTTTTTAAGTAGGCATCCTTTTTAGCCTATATCTTAATCAAAGAAGGAGGACACAAATGAATTTACAGGAAATGATTGCCCGCCAGAGAGAACTGACAGAGGCTGCAAGGCAGCAGGGACGCAGTCTGACGGCGGAAGAGCAGCGAGAGCTTGATTCTCTTCAGAAACAGATTGATAGCATGACTGCTTCGGGAGAGGAAGGCCAGAGAGGAGCCAATCCTCCGGCGGGAAATCCTCCAGCATCTGGAGAAGCTGTATCGGGTGGTGATGAGGCACGGGCTGCGGCCATGGCAGAACGCCAGAGGGTTCGGGATATTACAAATTTATGCCAGAGATTTGGTATGGACTCAGAGCCATATATTTCCAATGACAGCACTCTGGATCAGGTGAGAGCGGCTGTCATTGAGCATCTGCAGCGGACCAGAGGACCAGTCGGAGCCAGAGTCACGGAAGACGAGGGGGACAAGAAACGAAATGCAATGACAGATGGAATTCTTCTCCGCCAGGGAATCCATGTAGAGAATCCGGCTCCGGGAGCTAATGATTTCAGAAACGCTACGCTGCAGATGATCGCGGCCAACTGTCTGACACAGGAGGATTCTCAGAGAAACTATTACATGGAATCCGGAGATGAGGTATATTCAGCGCTGCTTCAGAGAGCGTATTACAATCCGTCTTCTGCTTTCCCGGCGATTATGGATAATGTAATCCGCAAATCCTATGTGGAGGGCCACAAGACAGCCCCGGTTACCTTTGAGCAGTTTACTACCAGAGGCACCCTGACAGACTTCAAGAAGGCAGACAATTATTATGTTCAGGGTGGATTTGGCCGGTTCCTGGAGGTTCCGGAGAACGGAGAGTTAAAGCATACGCTTCCGACTGATGAAAAGAAGCCGCAGAGACAGCTGAAAACCTACGGCCGTCAGTTTACCATGTCACGCCAGGCATTTATTAACGATGACATGGGAGTGATTACGACACTTCCCAATCGTGCGGCGAAGGCGGCCAGGATGACAATCAACAGCCAGGTTTACCAGATTCTGACAGGAAATCCGAAAATTTATGATGGCAAAACTCTGTTCGTTTCCGATCATAAAAACCTTCTGAAGGAGGGAACCGGCATTACCCAGGAGGCAGTGCAGGCGATGATTCTTGCGCTGGGAGGTCATAAGAAAAAGCAGGACGATATGGAGGAAGCCATTATCATCCGTCCAGGTACGATTGTGGTTCCTCTGGGTTATCAGTTCGTTATGTATACCTTATTCAACAGCCCGACTATCAGCGCATCTGGAGCAGTCAACCCTCTGTTCCATTACAAAGATACGATTCAGATTGTAGAAGATGCCACATTAAATGTTCAGATCAAAGAAGGAAGCCCGATTCCATGGTTTATGGTGGGAGATAAGAACGATACCGACTTTATCCAGGTAGACTATTTAAACGGACAGGATATCCCGAATATCCGCCGAATGGAAGCACCTGGACAGTTAGGCTTTGTTTGGGACGTATATCTTGACTGGGGTATCGCGGTTATGGACTACCGCGGAGCAGTAAAGAATCCGGGCATTGCTTTAGAATCACCAATCGGATTAGCATAGGAGGTCAAACACATGGCAAAAACAGCAACATACTGGCAGAAGGGTGAATCCCTGGACTATTTAAATAAAACAGGAGCCGCAATTCCGGCAGGAACAGTCTTAAAACTGGGTGCTCATATTGGAGTAGCGGGAACTGACATTCCTCCAGAAGGATTAGGATCCATTCATATGGTCGGAGTGTTTAAAATTGAAAAAAAATCAGGTGTCGCTCTGGCTGTTGGAGATCCAGTCAAATTTGATGACGAAGAAGGAATTGACAAAGATACAGGCGGCACTGCGACTGTAGGCTATGCGGTAGAGGCGGCAGAGGCGGACGAGCTGACTGCCTTTGTAAAATTGTTAGGTTAGTATGGGTTTTAAAGATATCGTTGCAAAGGATAATCGTTCTGTTTTCCTCAACCCTGCGGAGTTTGGCTCACTCCACAGGGTTGACGGAAGGACTCTCTGCATCCTGGTAGATGACAACGAGATGATCGAGCGGGAGAAGCGAATTCCATCAGGAGATGAGCTGGATGGAATTTATAAAAGAAAGTTGCTTTTTTATGTGCTGTCAAAAGAGTTCGGTCCTCTCCCGGCCATTGGCCGTCTCTTGACGCTGGATGACAGGAAATACAGGATTATTGACGCGGTGAATGAGGATGGGATTTATTCCATCAGTCTGGAAGCGGTGAGGGGCGTATGATACTAAAAATTCATCTGGAAAATCAGGACGAAATTCGAAAGTTCTTGCAGGAATCTGGAAAAAAAGCGGAACCTTTGCTGAAACAGGCGGTAAATGAGACGGCGAAACAGGCCAAAAAGCGCTTGTATCAGGATACAAAGAGCGAGTATACCATCCGGAGAGGGAAATTTTCGGAGAAGAGTTTGGAACTAAAACGGGCTACGTTATCGAAGGGCTTTGCACAGATTCAGGTTTCGGGCGAGGTTCTTTCTCTTCCTGGCGCATACCAGTTCCGGAAGAATGGAAAAAGGGTGGCAGCAAAGGCAGCCGTTAAGCGCGGCGGCATGAAGCCCATTGAAACAGGCGGGTTAAAAGGCTTTATTACCTCAGTCAGACAGGAAAAACAGAAAAAAGCGCATACTGGAATTTTTCAGAGGCGAAGCGGCGCCAGACATCCCATCCGGGAAGCCCAGGGCCCATCTATTTCCAAATTAACAGAGATGACGTTTCGCAGGCTGGAGGGTGAAATTGGAGAGAGTCTTCAGGATGCAGTGTGGAATTTAATAAATAAAACCATTTAAAGGAGGGAATCACATGTCTTATGAACCGACCACATGGTCAGAAGGGGATTTTATTACAGCTGATAAATTAAATAAGATGGAGCAGGGAATTAAAAACGAGCAGGTAGGACCTCAGGGACCGAAAGGTGAGCAGGGGCCTGCTGGCCCCAAGGGGGAAACGGGAGAAAGAGGTCCGGCAGGGCCACAGGGTACAGCTGGAGCGAAAGGGGAAAAAGGCGATCAGGGACCGGCAGGACCGCAGGGCGCTGCCGGCGCAAAAGGAGAGCCAGGAGAGCGTGGCCCAGCAGGGCCTCAGGGTGCCGCCGGCGCAGGACTGACAGGAACGGCCACCAAGATAGAGACTTTATCCACGGAGACTCCCACGGATACGAAAAACAAAATCAATGAGGTAATTACAGCTCTCATAGCCAGGGGCGTGCTGAAAGCATAGGAGGCTCTATGACCAATAACCAGCTGGAAGCATGTTTGATCGAAACAATCGAAGAATTATCAGGACGTATCCTGCTGACAGGAACAAAGGGAGAGCGAAAAAAACTGAAAGGATACCCCGGAACGCTGCCACAGCTGTCTCTGCCAGATTATTGGGAAATGGAAGAAAGCGAATCCCTGGGAGATTCGGCTGTGGAGGATACGTTAATTCCATACTGTGTGGTAAAAACCACAGAGGTGGATATGAAAGAGGATGCAGCCAAAGCGAAGGTTTATCTGGTGTTCTGTCTGTATGCTCAGGACGGCGGGCATCAGACGATGTGGAACCTTTTAAACTGTGTGACAGGGTATTTCCGGACACATCCAGTAATGGATGCCTTTTACTGTGAAAGAGCCATGAAGGCGATTGAACAGGAAGAAGATACTTATCCTTATTTTTTCGGAGGAATTGAGATGACATGGAATCTTCCAGAGTTAGAATGTGAGGAAAATTATGAATAGCAAAGATGAAAAACAGACGGCCGGCGTTTATCTAGGGCCGTCTTTTTATGGAATTATTCAGAAGGGCACTGTACTGCGCGGAGGACATTCCAGCAAGATGGCTCAGCTGATGGGAGCATACCCGTTTCTTCGCGGGCTGATTGTTCCGACGTCGCAACTGGCAGAAAAAAGGATGGAGCTTAGAAAGCAGGATTCGGAGCTTTTTATGCTTTACCAGAAAGCAGAACAGATTAAGGAGGAGAAGCATGTATAAACACGGGATTGAGGTGACAGAAAAGCAGACGGCGAATGTAAGGCCGTTATCTACTTCTTACGGCGTTCAGGTGATCGTAGGAACAGCCCCCATTCACTTGACGGCACATCCGGAACAGGCTGTTAATAAACCGATTCTCTTAAATTCCTGGGAAGAGGCGAAGGAAAAGCTTGGATACTCGGAACGATGGAATCTGTATACTCTGTGTCAGAGTATGTACGCATCCTGGAAACTGTTCCAGGTATATCCAGCTGTCTTTATTAATGTGCTGGATCCGGAGCGTCACAGTAAGGATTCGGAATCCAAAAATATCCAGATTCTGAGTCACCAGGCTGTTCTGGAGCAGGAAGGCATTTTGTTAAGCACGATTCAGATCAATCAGGGAAGCGGCGCTATGGCGGACTTTGCAAAAGTAGGAAGCGCGAAAGCAGGAGCTGCGGCACAGGGACCAGCGCTTACTCCAGAAAAGGACTATATTGTCAGCTTCAATGAGCTGGGATATCCAGTTATCACAATGCTGAGTACAGGAGACGGATACGACTTAGAGCAGATCCAGGTTTCCTATCGTTATCTGGATGCTTCCATGGTGACAGAAGAGGATATCATTGGAGCTTATGACATGGAATCTGGAAAGGAAACCGGCCTTGAAACCATCCGGCAGGTGTATCCGATGTATCACTTCTCTCCTGGTCTGATTCTCGCCCCTGGATGGAGCAAGATGCCAAACGTAGGCGCAGCCATGCAGGAGAAATGCACGGAATTAAACGGAGTGTTCCGCTGCGAATGCGTACTGGATCTGGATACGGAAAAGAATCGGAAATACACAGAATGCGGGGTAGCTAAGGAAAAGGCAGGATATACCGATCCGCACAGTATTGTGTGCTGGCCGGAACTTTTGATGGATGGAAAGCATATGGCGTTTTCAGCGGCTTACGGGGCCATGGCCAGCTATTACACAGCAACGAATGGGGATGTGCCCTATATTTACCCATCCAACAAACTGCTGAATGCAGAGGGGGCAGTTCTGGCAGACGGGACAGAGATTACTCTGGATCAGCCGCAGGCTGCCTATTTAAACGGGGATGGAATTGTTACAGCGATCAATGATGGAGGATGGAGAAGCTGGGGAAATAACACAGGCTGTTATCCGGGAAACACGGATCCGAAGGATTACCGGATTGGATGCCGGCGGATGTTTTCTTTTGTGGCAAACTATTTCATTAGACAGTACCAGAAACGCCTGGACAGTCCGATGAACCGCAGGACGATTGATGATATTGTCAACAGCTTCAATATCTGGGGCAACAGTCTGGTCAGCCAGGGAATGTGTGCCGGACTTCGCATGGAGTACGATGAAAGAGAAAACAGCGAAGAAGATTTATTAAACGGCCATGTAGAGGTAAAGATTTATCTGGCTCCGTACACTCCGCTTGAGTATATCCAGGCATCTGAGGAATTTGATATGACCACCTTACAGGCAGCTATCGTAGGAGAGGAGGAATAGTAATGTTTAAGCCACAGGTAATCAACCGATTCAATCTGTACCGCAACGGCTCTGTGCTCATTGGAATCTCTGGAGAAGTCGAGCTTCCAGAGGTAACAAATCTGACGGATACACTGGAGGGCTCCGGAACAGGAGGAAATCTGGAGGTTCCGGTGATCGGATTAACGGATACGATGGACATGAAGATTCCATATACAACCTTGAGCAAATCTGCCTTTGCGATGATGGATCCAAACGAAACAGTTGATCTGATGTTAAATGGAGCGATTCAGGGCATGGACAGCGGCTCCGGAAAAGTCAGCTACTCTCAGATGAGTATAGCTGTGCGCGGCGTTGTGAAAACCTTTTCGCCTGGAACAGTAAAAGCAGGCGGAAAGATGGATTCCAGCGTAACGTTAAGCCTGAGCTATTACAAAATCGTCATCGACGGCACGACAATGCTTGAGATCGACAAATTAAATGGAGTATATATTGTAAACGGAAAAGACATTCTCAAAGAAGTCCGGAATATGTGCTAAGGAGGAGCTGCAAAAATGATGGAAGAGAAGAACAGGGAAGCTGTAAGACCGGAAAATCTGGCGGATTCTCCAGAGAAAGAGAATTCAAAAAAAGCGAATAACTGGAAAATCATTAAATTGTCAAAGCCGCTGGAACACCTGGGCAGCCAGGTGACAGAACTGGATTTAACAGGACTGGACGATTTGACGCTCAATGATTTAAACGAGCTGTATAATACCTACGAGTTGATGGGCGGCGGCGGTACGGTCATGCAGGAGACTTCTCTCCTGTTCGCAGAACTGGTAGCTCAGAGATTGACAAGGCTGCCGTTAGAGACGCTGGGAACAATGAGGGCTAAGGATGCGATCAAGCTTAAAAACAGGATTTACCGTTTTTTCTTCATGTAGGCGTAGGGAATCCGGCAGAAATCAAAGAAGCCCGAAAAGCCTGTATCTTTGCGTCGAAATATACCCACACAGGTCTGGGATTCTTTTTCGGACTGCCGCTTAAAACGCTGAATCGAACGCTTTTGGATATCTCAGAAGCTGTAAAGGAAGAAAGGAGGTTACGCAGTGGCAAATAAGAAAGAATACAAAGTAAAGATTCAAATCGGAGGAGAAAAAGACAGTTCTTTGGATAAGGCGTTTTCACAAACAAAACGGGAGCTGGATAACCTGTATCGTTTCTCCAAACGAACGAATCAAAGCTTTTTATCATCCGTCAATAAGATGGATGCATTTGCTGATAAAACGTTTTCGTTTATGGCAAAAGGAGCTGCCGCTGCGTCTGCCGGAATTACAGGAGCCTTAGCGGCTTCGACAGCAGCCGGAGCCAGCTTTGAATCCCAGATGAGCACGGTTCAGGCCATTTCCCAGGCATCTGGAACAGAGATGGCGCGCCTGAAAGCTCTGGCCAAGCAGATGGGAATTGAAACGAAATTTTCAGCAACGGAAGCGGGACAGGGGCTGGAATACATGGCGATGGCTGGCTGGGAAGTAGACTCCATGCTGGCCGGCCTTCCAGGTATCATGAACCTGGCTGCGGCATCAGGGGAGGAGCTGGGACAGGTATCCGATATTGTAACGGATTCTATGACGGCTTTTAATCTGGAAGCTTCCCGGTCGGCAGAGTTTGCTGATGTGCTGGCTCAGGCGTCTGCCCGTTCCAACACGGACGTGGCTACGATGGGGCAAACCTTCAAGTATGTGGCTCCTGTGGCCGGTGCGTTAAGTTTCAGCATCCAGGACACAGCAACAGCCATCGGCCTGATGGCCAATGCCGGAATTAAAGGAGAGCAGGCCGGTACGTCTCTTCGGGCAATGTTTACTCGTATCGTTAAGCCCACCGCTGAGGTGGAGGCAGCAATGAGCCGAATCGGGCTGACGGTTTCTAATTCGGATGGCAGTATGCGGTCATTGGATGAGATTCTGAGAGATTTACGCACTGGATTTGCAGGTTTATCTGAATCCGAACGGGCCAGTACCGCGGCCAGCTTAGCGGGGCAGGAAGCGATGTCTGGTATGCTGGCTTTAATTAATGCCAGTGGTGAAGACTACGAAAAACTGTCGGATTCTATCTACCATGCAAAAGGAGCTGCCGAAGAGATGGCAGGCGTCCGGATGGATAATCTAAAAGGAGACGTAACGCTCCTTAAAAGTTCCGCGGAAGGGGCTGGCATTGCTATTTATGAGGGACTTTCTGAACCGCTCCGGGAAGGAGTACAGACAGGAACCGAGTGGCTGAACTCCTTCACTGAAAGCGTGGAGGAAAACCTGCCTACAATCCGAAGGGAGGTTAAATCTGCCGGAAGCGTCTTAATGGGGTTTGTAGAACCAGTGCTAGATCTTGGTTCCTGGTTTTTACAGCATCCGGAGGTGATACAGGGAGGACTGACAGGCCTGGTATCGACTCTTTTAACCTTTAAAGCAGCCAAAGGCATAACCTCCGCCGTTAAGCTGTTTGGAAGTCTAAGCGGCATGATAAAGGCCTGGCCAGTAGCAGCCGCAGGTTTGGCCATTGGCGGAATTGCAGGCATTACCAGCGCGATGAAAGCGGCTGCCAGAGAACGGGCAGTGAAGAACCTGGCAGAGCATTTTGGAGACGTCACACTTTCCATCGAGGAGCTTGGAGAAGCGGCTAAACACATATTAGGAGACGATTTGTTCTTCGGAATCGAAGAAATGGAGCGTTCTTCCACGAGAGCAGACGACTACTATCAGACCATGAAGGACAGCATGGAAGCAGTTCAAAAGACGGACTGGAAGCTGTCTATGGGAATTGAGTTGAAAGAAGGAGACGCTCAGGAGTATGTGGCGGCAGTGGACGCTTACGTGCAGAATGCCCAGGACTATATCACCGAAAAAGGATATGAGTTAAATCTGGCGGTTGATTTGGTTATGGGAGAAGCAGGAACCGGATTGTCAGAAGACAGCGGGGCATTTTACCAGGCTCTTCTGGCTCAGCTGGATCCGTTAAAAGAAAATATCAGCGTAGCTCTTCAGGATATCACAGAAAACGGCCTGACTCTGGACAAGCAGAAAATCGTGAGTGATTATCTGGGCCAGATGGCAGAAATTACTTCCATGATCACGGAAGCGGAAAATGCCGCAAAACTGCAGATGATTCAAGGGAAGTATGCTGGAGCTGCTCTGGATGCGGATTCCTTTCAGAATTTGCAGGCAGAATTGGCGAATTATACGGAACAGGCGATTCAGTCTACAGATGAAGCTTATCAAAAGGTGTTGACAAGTTTAAATGCTCAGAGACTTGCTGGAGAAAAGGGAATGGAAGGGGGGATTTCCCAAGAAGAATTTGACACCCGTTCAGCGGAAGCGGCACAGAGCTACTATCAGAGTAAGGCTGAGACGATCTTAAATGGTCAGCAGGCTATGGTTGATACCATTATGGCGACCTATGGGGACGAAATTGAGCCGGTACTTGAAGAAGTAAATCAAAAGCTGGATGAAAAAGTCAGGGAAGTAATGGAAAATCCTCATAACATGCTCCCTGAGGACTTCATGCAGGAACTTCAATGGGCTATTTCTGAAGCCATGGCTGAAGCTGAGCTGCCCAGCGATGCGCAGGACGCTCTGGGAATGCTGGTTAAAGGGATGGAACCAAGCGAAGAACAGATGACGCAGCTCATTAATCAGATGAAACAGTCTGGACAGGCTATTCCGCAGGCTTTTTTAGAAGGCATGCAGAGTATTGACATGATCCGGGCCGCATCAGGAGATGAGGAAGGATTGTGGGGAACGGTTGGCCAGATT